CCCTTTTTCTTCGGGCTGCCGGAAACACCTTGCTGACCAAATCGAACGAGCTTAGCTTTTCCGTTTTCAGATGCCATAACAACATGAGACTTTGCTGGATGGTTAGGAGTTTTTTTTGGTTTATTGACGCCAGCAAGCCCAAGTTCCTTCATTTTTGATTTTTGGGCTTTTGTAACCATTTGTGCATTTTCTCCACATGGGAAATAAATTGCTCTATCGTCAAATCACTTTTTGCTCTATTGCAATATACGCAACAAGGAACGCAATTCTTTTCAGTGTAGCCTTCGCTATTATCCAGTCGATCAACCCCTGAAATTTTGATTTCATAGAGCGTCTTTTTCGCTGATGGAGAATCTTTCCGAACCGATGGGGCATTAGAAAAACACTCCCAAGTTTTAGGCGGATCTCCGCAAAAGTAACAAGGCTTTGATGCGATCTCTACAAACTTGTGAAACGTAAGTTCCCAGCAATACCCTCTTGTTTTAGCGCCATTTTTATATCCTTGCAGCCTAAAATTCCAACTCCTTCTTTGTGTTGCCTTAATCCCATAGTCATCAATGCCGCAGCCACATGACTTCTGGTTGCCAAATGCTGAAATCTTCCAGAACGCTTTTTCTTGCCCACAGTCGCATTTTGCGATTACGACTTTGTTATGTCCTTTCCACTCAATTCGGTCTATTTCCAAATGACCGTTTCTTTTACCTATTAAGCCGCCTGCATCGTGCTTTTTAGAATTAACCATGTTGCCTCCCAGCAACTCCCGATTAAGTTAATGCGCCTTCGCTAGGTGGGAAGCCTAACTCAAGGGGGTAATTAGTCCCCGGCGCATTCACATTATAGCATTACGCTACGCCGAAAGCCTGGCCCGCGAAGAACGGGTTGAAGGTGGCGTAGGCAGGCAGAAGGTCAAAACGAATCTTCTGCGTGTTGGCATCACCGTCGCTGTACTTCGTGATGCGAATGCTCATACCGTCTTCGGTGGTGGCAATCGTGTCAGTCATGTACAGCTTCGGCAGCTTCACAGTGCCAAGACCGAATGCCTGCTTGTGATAGAACATGGCAGGCTGGTAAACGGTCGCGTTAGAACCCAGCAGGGTCACAACGTCACCGCTTACCGGAGCCGAGGCAACGGTGTTGTACTGGCCGTTGGCTTCGTAGATTGCAGCGCCAGCTACAACAAGGTTTCCAGCCCCAGAAGCATCCAGCGTTACGTCTGCGGTTACAACGCCACAGAAGATGATCGCTGCGCCAGACGCATCAAGCATCTGGGTGCGGGTGGATAGATTCAGACGGTTGCGAGCGGCAATCGTGATGATCTCTCCAGCCTTCACAGTGCCGTTGGCCGAGAAGCCAGTCACAGCAAGCGTCTGCTTCATCGTGTCCTTGTGAGCAACGTAGGTCACGGTCGGGTTGGCCGACAGAGTACCTGCGCGGTCAGTACACGATCCACTGGTGTAACTTGCGAGCGCGTTAGAGGTCAGTGCGCGAAGCCCAGCGAAATTCGGGCTGATCTGCGACTTTTCCCAAGCGGTCTCAACCAGCTTTTGGCCGGTATGCAGACCAGTCTGAACGCCTGCCAGTACAGCAGCGACGAAGGGATTTACAACGTAGTAACGCTCGCCTTCCATCGGCACGCCGATAGAATCCATGAACGCGCCTGCGCCCGCTACGTCCGACCAGGCATCAATTGCAGTGCCGGGAGTGCCGTACTTCAGGTTGCAGTTCTTGATCATGTAGCTGGACAGGTCAAGTTCGAGGTCGGTCACTAGGCGAGTTGCCATCGGGGCCAGAATTTCCTCGAGCTGATCCAGTTCCAGTGCTTCTTCAATGTTTGTCCACTCGGTGGCAACAGTGAAGTAGTCCTGAACAACGCCGGATGCTTTACCAGCAATGATGTCCGACTTCGTCGAAGCCGAAATATCGCCGCCAGCGGTACGGATCGAGCGATAGTCAGTGGGGCGTTTGAAGTCAACCGTCGAGCCAGTCGAAGGATTGAACTTGTTGGAAAGAAGCTGAGTGTCAACCGTTTTTGTCAGAACGCGGCTGGACTCAAACTTGTCGAGGAATACACGAGCAACTTTGCGTGTAATGTTACTTTGTAGATTATTAGCCATTTGCTAACTCCTATTCAAAAGTAGCACCCTTTGGGCCTTTCGGCTTTGGACTGATGCCCGCGTTTCGTGGGGCGTTCAGCGGATCAGGTGCTGTGGTTACCTTGGGTTTCATGGCAACGGCTTTAGATTTGACCTCAGTAGCAAGTCGGACTGCCGCCATCGTCACCGGCATTTGCACAAGCCGCTCAAGTTCAAGCTGATTCTGCGCAAGGTACTTGGTCAACAGAGGCCCGTGGTCATCTCCAAGGATCATTTCCACAAGCGCCGCGTCAATTCCGTACCCTGCGACAAGAGTGCCTGCCTCTTGCAGCTCTGCCGCCGACATCCCGAGTTTATTTGCTCGGGTAGCGTAAGCCTTTACTTCCTCCTGCTGTCTTTCCTGCTGCCGTCGTTGCTGCTCTAGGTCGGCCTGCTGACGCTGCCATTGCAGTGCCTGCTGTTGTGCCTCCCAAGCCGCAGCTTCGCGGATGGCCTGATCCCGCTGAACCAGCTTCTGCCTGTACTCTATGTCAGAGAGTGCAAACGGGTCTGGCGCATCAGGGACTGCTGGCCTTCCTTGCTGGGGAATTTTCGCTTCGAGTTCCTCAAGACGCTTTCGGAGAGCTTCGGCTTCTCGCTCCTTTTCGCGGAGCTTAAAGACTTTCTTTCCGACAGCCTCGTTGAAGATTCGTTGCTGTTCCTCAGTAAACTCCACAGGTTTTTCGTGCGTGGAGTTAGCACTATCCGGTGCTGGTTCGGAGTCAGGAGTTTCAGCCTGTTCTGCCTCAGTCTCCTGGCCTTCAGTTTCAGGTAGGTCTTCCTCTTGCTCGATTAAATACCCACCATCTTCTGGTCGCAGCTTGCTCATGATTGCCCCTTTAGGTAGATGCCACGAATGGAGTCGCGTACTCTTTACTGCGCCTCGGAGTAGGCCGAGTGCCTTTCCTTCAAAATATCACCGTTTGCGCGGCGACACAATAGCGTAATATTTGTTTGTTTTGTTTATGCGGTGTTAACTTTGTTTTTTGCTGATATACTTTACAAATGAAAACAGATCATCAAATACAAATTGTAGCCGGTGGCACCATCATCAACTTAAACGTAGAAATATTTTACGGTTTAATCCAATGCTATGATTGGCTTAATTCTGATGGATCACTTCCATTTGCGCTTACTCCATCGCAAAACCAAGCAATAAAAGATTGCCGCGATGCTATTGAGTTTGCCCTTCTTGATCTTGCGAAGCAGCAACCCCACCAAGAACTGCCGCGCCGCCGATTCCATACAATGGACTCTTAGCTCTAATAAAATCACGCAAAACGTCGTTCCGCGACTTGCCGGTCACTCTTGCGGTTCTTTCAATCGCCTCATTGAATATTTGGATCATAGGCTTGCCCTCAACGCCTTTTGCTCCTGCCCACATAACGTCTTGAGCATTAGCTGGCATTACTTGAAGCTCATCGGCAACGCCGCCCAGCACCCTTTCCATAACCCCATACGATGCCCCAGGCGGCGCAGTAAGTCCTGGCTCAAATAATCCGCTCATTTGTTCATCAATCGTTGCTCTTGACCGATCTCCCATAAAATTTGCCGCAAAGTTGAAACGCTTAGATTGGTCTGTTGCTGTTAATGGATTGCCCTGCATCATAACCTTATCAGCCATGGCCATATTGCCGCTGAGATATCTTCCACCTATTGGATGCGGGTAGTTCCATGAGCCTTGCGGCAGCGCATTGCCTGCTTCTTTTTGAAAGTTAACATAATTCGCCATCAGCAAATTACTTGTTGGGTCAGCGCCGCCAGTGGTTGCGGCCATTGACTCGGCAAACCTTTGTCTGAACATCATCGGCCCAACAACAGGCCCAAGCTCTTTGATAAACGCATCTTCAAGCTGGCCCATCGCATACCAATCAACACTAGATGGCGACAAGCCTTTAGCATAAGCGTCCCTCAAAGATTGACGAATTTCTGGCGTATCAAACCTTGCCTGATATTTTGCAATAGTGTCCGCCCTTGCTGGGATTGCATCAGTTAGCGTATTGCCCTGTATGTTGTAATTGCTTGGATTTGCATAGTAACGCTGCTCTACGGGGAACAATGGATCATAGTTCCCTTGTAAAATATCTTTTTGTGCTGCGTTTCTTGCCTTTTGCAACGCCAATTCTTCACTGGTGGCTTGTTTTTGCATAAACCCTTCTGGCTTCGCTGGGTTTGAAAAATTCATACTCCCAGGCCCAGTTACGGGGTAGGCGTTAGCAATAACATCTGGGTTATACCCAAGCCTGCCAGTGGCGTTGCCACTTGCTCTAATTGCGCTGGCAGACGGAACGAGCGGCAACACCCCAGCCAAAGTAAGCGCGGCGTTGCCGAGAGTCCTTTCCTCCGGCCTTGTGGCGTACATGGCAGCATCGGCAGCCAGTCCAGCGATGTCCCCCGCAACGGGAACCGCTGATAACGGAACGGCCATACCGCCCAGCATATCGGCCATTGCCTGGCCTGCTGTTTTCGTCGGAGCTTGCGGGACGAACGGCTCCATGCCGACCCGCGCCCGCCTTGCGTTCATCCTTTCCCGCTGAAGGTTTCTCAGTGCTGACTGCGTTAGGGGTGCCGACTCTATTGATGTTCCTTGTTTGTAGCCACCATCTGCATATGCCTGCGCCGCACGTTCCGTTGGGAATTGAAGAAATTCATTATTAGCCATAGCATAGCGAAACGCTTCATCTTCACCCAGTTCCTGAAGTCTTCCAGACGAATCCTGAACGATGGTTGGATACGCCACATAGCGACCATCAGTTTCGGCAGAAGCCATCCTGTGTGTTGACACTGATCCATCAGGATTCCGTATCACGGGGAATGCATCAGGGTTAAGGTAGCGCCTAACAAAATTCTTGTTGGCAGGAGTAGGGATTGCCTGCGCCATTCGTTGCGCTTCAGTCTCTAGCGGATTTTCTATCAGCCTACGCAATGCCGACTCAGCCATAACTACCTCACAAACGGATTCAATGCACTGACGACCTTCAACTGGTTGTCAATCTGCTGGCCTTGGGTTGCAACCTGATCTTTCTGTATCTTAGCTCCAGCTTCCTGGGCCTTGATCTGGGTATCCATGCGCTTCGTTTCAGCGTTGAACGAATCAAGCTGAAGATTGGCCCGCTCGGTCTGGAGACCCATCTGGAGTTTCTGGGCTTCCAGTTGAATCCGCGCCATCTCAAGTTGGAGCTTCTGCATATCCACTTGAGCGCGCATTTGATCTGCTTGGGCCTTCATCTGTTCAGCTTGTGCAAGAACCATTGCTGGGTCTTGCGCCTGGCCCTGCATGGCTTGTCGCTGCGCGATCTGCGCCCTTTCCTCGTCGGTCATCTGCGATTCAGGAATCACGCCCTGCGCGATCATCTGAATGCGTCTACGCTCCGCGAGCGCATCAGCAACCGGCGATACCACATTCTTCAGCAGCAAATCACCGCCCAACTGAAGAATCGTCGGATCAACCTGCGCAAGATCAAGCATCGTTTTCAGCGTCTGCTCTTGGCGGTTTCTGAACGACGGCCCAGCCTTACAGATTACATCGTACGTCCCTTGTGACAGGTCGTTTACCTTAACCACCTTGCCTGTCTGACTGTCAATCACCTCTTGATTGATTGACTTCATTTCAGTTGATCCGTCCATGTACATCAACCGCATCTGGCGTTGATTGTCATAAACCTTCGGGATTGCCGAAACAAGAATCTTGCCAGTTTGTGCAATGGCTATTTCAAGAGCTTGAAAATATTTATGCGTGCCGTTATCGCCTTTGTTCTGAAGCCTCTCAATCGCTACCCCAGATTGCAGGCCGGGGTTGTCACCCATATTGGAGGCAAACATCCCAGCCGACATTCCTATGATCCCCCGCATAGCCTCGGAGATCGTTCTTAGACCGGGGTTAATCTGCGCACCACCCTGTTGCTGCGGAACGCCGGGAGTGTTTGGGTCAACGTTGTAAAACTGGACGGGATCTGAATTGGTGTTCAATGTCTGGAGCTGTAGCTCATGCCCAGCAGCCTGCGCCATCGTCATCCAGTACTTCGCCCTCGGAGCGAGCGCACCTTCTTCAATCTCACGCGAGAGGGAGTAGTTCAGGACTCGCTGAGAATCCATCAACTTTTCCACTGCTCCGTAGTAGATCGTCTTGTTCTCAAGTATTTTGAAGTTGGCATACACCGGAACGACAGGGAGATAGCAAAACGCAGTATCTTTGTCGTCTTCCAACCAATCTGAAGCGTCAAATAGCCGCGAGCAAATCTTCTTGTATTTGCGAGTCCGCCGCCTGACCTCTGTAACGCCGATTGAAGATAGTTCATCAACGATTGAATCAAAGTCCTCAGTGACTTCGTGAACCTGGCCGTTGCTCATCAGCACAAGTTCTCTCATCTCCTCCTCGACGTAGAGCAACTCACCGATAACTATGACCTCGGCCTTGTCGTAATAAGCGTCACCTTCGCGGTCGTCACTAACACTCGACCCCGACCCTTCCGGCCAGCGAGCGTAGTATTCTTCGGTGGAGATAGGATGGAGGACAAAACAGTATCGTGCGTCAGACTTGTCCTGAAGGATAGCGCTCGGATCAAACCAGACGCGGTCAATCGCGTTCCCAATCGGCTCAATCAACAAGTCTTGGTCGAAAGAATTGTCGTCAGCAAACTTCTGGACGACTCGCCAAGCATCGTATCCACAGGTCACAGCCCCTCTACCTGCTTGCGAATAAACGTACGAAGCGTTTGAAATCGTCTCGAGGTTTCGGATGATTCCATCGTAGACCTCTGCAACATCCTTGCTTGCATCGCCTCCCGCTGGGGATACCCTAATATCAAAATCCGCCTGTTCAATTTCTCCCGCGATCTGATCGACGATTGGCGAAGCCATGTCAAATGTATAGCGCGGCTTGTTTATGTTGTTGTTCCACCAATACGGCTCCCACTGACCGTCTCGCTTCGAGACGAAAAGATGCGCCTCGCGAGCCTTTTCACGATTGTCGTGGTCAGCCCACTGCGCCGCTTTGAGCAGATTGATTACCGCGTCGTGAGAATCGTATTTGTCCTCGGACTCATAGCTTGCTTCTTCGGCCGTCTTGCTTGAGTAGCTTTCGTCCTCGGAGTCCATTTCGGAGCCGTTTTCGTAGTCAGCCATTACCTACCCCATCCCGCGAATTTGATTTGTTGAACCTGCGCCTTTTGCTTGGGCGAAAACATACTCATCATGAGGGAGTCACCCATGTTTGGCGACGGAAGCTGATAGGGCTTCTTCGCCATTTCTAGCTTGCTCATGATCTGAATCTTACCATTATTGTTCCGTTTCAGGGGAATACGGCAGACTTCTGCTCTTAACTGGTCGAGCGTTGAGATGTCAGATGACAGGGAAATCATGTCATCAGGGTTGGTATATTTCTTCTGCTCGACCGCCCGCCAGGTAGCCTCAAACCGCTCTCGGAGCTTCCACCAGTATTGAGCGCGTTTGTTGAAGAAAGTGTCACGGTTGGTGCGATGCTGCTCCGTACCGCTGGCGTAGATAGTCTCAGGATCGTCTGGTGTTTCCGATCCTTTAAACATCCACCACTGAATCTTCGTGCCGGTCAACGCCGTCTCAACCTGCCTTTTGAGACTGATGCCCATCCCGTCGCAGTCCCAAACAAACCAGTCCGCTCCGGCCTTCCTAGCCCCTTCGAGCGCCCAATCCATCCCCTCATTCGAGTCGCCAGTGACCTTCTCGTTAACTTCCAGAACCACCGACCCCCTGCGGATCACCAGACCCTTTGTATCTCCGCCCTCGTCGGACGGATCGTGAGCCGCAATGACCGCACCCTCCGGCCGGAATCCCAGCTTCTGGTGGGCGTCTATGGCAGCGTCGAACCACTCCACAGGGATAATGCAGTCCTCAACCTCGTCGTAGTACTCGCCCAGCCAAATATGCCGATAAAGCGCGGAGGACAGGGTTGCCTGATCGTGCGCTCGCTCAGATTCTAGGACTTGCGGAAAAAACGGGTTGTCGTCGTAGTTCACCCACAAGACAAGATGCAGGTCGTCCTCGTAGTATTTGTCCCTTCGCAGCTCCTTCTCCCACGGCTTAATAAACCGCTGGGAGAAAACGTCCGAACTGTGTCTAGGGTTTCCGGTCATCCAGATTTCGGACTCCTCGGTTCTCAGGGTTGGGGTTAAAGCCTTTAACGATTCAAAGCTGATCGTCTGCGCTTCCTCAACCCAGAACCTTTGAAAGCCATGCATACTTTTGATGCCTTCAGGGTTTCTTGCCAGCCCCCGGAACTTAAAAGCGTCCTGGCCTTCGTGCTGAATCGAGGTTGATTGCGTCTTGAAGCCTTGCAGCCCCAGCCTTTCAATCTCAGCCGACAACAGACTCTGAACCGAGTCGTCCATCGTCACCTGGAACTCCCGAAAGCACCCAGTCTTGATGCCCTTCGTCTGAGCGTCCATTAAACATATGTCACCGACCGTCTGGGATTTCCCAGACCCCCTACCACCTATGATGATTTTGAACCGCTTGGGCTTCTGCACCAACGGCAAAAGCCGCCGCGGTATAGTCATCTTAGGCATCGACTACCTTGATCGTCCATTCCTGCTTAATCGGCCCACCTTCTGCGCCGGTTAGCTCTTGCTCGGTTTTGTCTCTGTAGCCTGCGTTGTTTTTCAGCCAAAAGATCGACCCAGTGCAGGCCGACCCATGAAGGTTTTTCTCGACTGCGATCTCTACTCGCTGCTTTGCTCTTTTTACTATCGCAAAAAATTCGTCTCTTTCTTGATAGTTGCGGAGACTTTCCGTAGTCATTTCAAGATGATAGGCGAGACCGGAGATCAGCGGCGGGTTGTTGTCGTCGCATTGCGCAAAATAGCTATCAATCGCCTTCTGTAGTTCTTCAGGCGTTTTGAACTTCATAGGTCTACCGGCTGGCATTATTCGAGCTTCCCCCGCTTCTTCTTGGCCCGTCGTGCTACATCCAAAGCAATCGCAACAGCTTGCTTTTGGGGTTTGCCCGACTTCATCTCTGTCTTGATATTCTGGCTGACCGTCTTTTCGCTGTAGCCTTTCTTCAATGGCATAACATTTCCCTTTACTTTTCGCCCAATATGCTTTACGGTTCCTTTCCCAACACAATGGAGGTTATATGTTTATTGTACTTTTTTCAATCGCTTGGGTTTTCGCGGTACGCTGGCTTATCACCGAATTGAAGGATGACTACCTCCCACCATACCTTTGACCAGCCGTTCACGACCGATTGCCTGATCGAAGTGCCCACATTCAAAACAGTACCAGCCTTTCCTATAAGGTTTACAAGGTTGCATCATGCCATCCTCGTCAATACTGGCGGCGATAATTTCTTCGGCATCTGCTTTGCATTTTGGGCACGATTTTAAGTTCATAGAAACCCCACCACAGTTACGTTCGGCACCCCGTCGAGGTTTGCCTGCTGGATACGCTCATGCTCGGCCTTGTAATGTTTAGTGATTTCCTTTAAACACTTCTTGAGACCGTGCTTTGTATTCTCGGACTTCTCGCGGATGATCTGGGCAACGTCCTTTCCTAGAAAGTCCTCGAACCACTGAGCCTTTTCATAGGGTCGGGAGTCAATGAACGAATGACAGCCGTAGCAGAGGGCCGCTACGTTCAACGGATCGAACCTAGTAGCCCACTTGCCCCTCGTCATGAAATGGGCGCAGTGAAGCCCCTGCGAGCCTGGATCATGCTGCGCACCGCACCGCTGGCATTTCCACTTTGCCGCCTCTCGGACGCACCTTGAAAACCACGAATCTGCTGCTAGTCGTTTGATGAACATTCAAACCTCGTCGGCCATGCTGGGGGAGTGATTCCTAATCTTTGGGAAAGCGCCTGCCCCACAATCTGGCAGACCTCGCTGGGCTCTACGGTATTCATCTCCTCCGTCGAGGTCTTGCCGGTCATTGACTCAAGGACTGGTTTGTAAAAGGTCTCCTTTACCGAGTGTTTCGACCACCTCGAAGAAATCCCTGTTTTCGCGTATTTCTTAAACCAAACCGTTTGATCGAAACCAGCGGCGTTCAGTTCATCCGCGAGCAACTCCAACCACCGATGAAGGGAATTCCTTTGCGTTGGCGTTTTGCCCTTCTCGGCCGACCACGAAAGCTCAATAGTCTTCCCGGCCTCGATATCGGCCCTCATCTTCGCCATTTCCATAGCGAGCTGGGCGAGCGTTTTTAATTCCATGTTTTCTGCGCTCGAAATAGTTTAACAAGTGGGTTTTTACCTGATCCCTGAACATCGGGT